ACGGGACGGGTTTGCCGGTGTTATGCCAGAATTTGCAGGTGAGGCAGGCAATGCGCTTTTCGGGCATGGTTTCCTCGACCTGGATGGCTGCATCCAGCAGGGGAATTAGCCGGACAGGCATCTCATCTTCTGACCTTTCGTCCTTTTTGTCATTTGTAAGTATTATTTTTACCAACCTATCAAGCAGCTGCGAATAATCGAACAAGTGGTCCAGGTCCAGATTGCCATCAGGATCGTAAGAGGCATAAGAACCGGTTAATATCATCATCAGCAGCTTGGCTTGCTCGGGAAGCAGCACGGCGTAGGTGTTGGTGTTGATTGCAAAATTGAGACTATTAATTATCTCGTCGTGGGTTTGTTTGGTTTCGTCTGTCATTGTTTGCTCCAGTATTCAAAGTTTTTTTAGTATTTCTGCCACCAGGGCACTTCTTGATAGTTTATTTTGGGGTTATTGGACGCCACGAGGCGGTAGGATTGACCTTTGATGTGCAGCACTTCAAAGCGACCATCCATCACGCGGTCCAACTGATAGTTATCGAGAACATCTTTGGGGGAAAAGTTGGAAATGAAGATGGTAATGCTTTTTTTATGGCAGGCGCTGACATAGCGCCGGTCTAGCAGGTCACTGAAGGCGTTGATGCCAAAGTCGGTGGAACGGTCTCTGCCCACTTCATCGATGGCGAGGTAGTCGATGCTTGCGAGGCTGTCCATCCTGTTCAAAAAAGCGGATTGACTGTTCTCCTCGCTATAACTGGCGCGTAGAAAGTTGATCATACCGCTGTGGGTGATATAGCGGGCATTCAATTTGTGTTTGTAGTGGGCTTCGATGGCGGCGGTCTTGGCGGCAACGGTCTTGCCCAAGCCGGGGGGACCCCAGAGGTAAAGCCAGCCGTAACCGCGCTGCAGCAGGGATTTAAAGGCAGGCATCATCAGACCCATTGAGGGACTGGGGGTGAACAAGTCCCAATTCAGCAGGCGGCTTTCGGGCTCATCGATGCCCAAAAGGGGGTCCCAGGTGAATTTCATACTCTCGGGACAGGGGTCAAGCTTGCCAAAGTTGGGGTCGTGAATGCCGGTAGAGGGACGCTTGATAAACCCCAACCCGCCGCAGAGTGGGCAATCAGGATTACAGGGCTGCATTTTCAACCTCCTCGCTCTCCCCCGTTTGACTTGCTGCATTCTGTTCGAGCTGCTTGCGGTAGTCTTCCAGTTCTTTGAGGGCGGCTGCGCGCCGCTGTGCGTAAATTTCTTCGTAATTAATGGGGGTCATCGATTTTTTACTCTCCGGAATATCTTTTAGTATGTCTGCCGGGGTTGGTTTGCGCTTGTCTTTCTTCCAACGCCAATCATTCTCCTGCCAGTAGGTTTCAAAATCAAGCACATCCTGCACAGTGTACCCGCCGGCAAGGATCTGCTTGGCGATGCGACCAACCTGCGCGGCGACGTCTTTAAACTTTAATTCGTAGCTGGTCACTGTTGAAATTGCCCGCATCATCTCCCACTGGGCGGAAGGCTCTTCGGGTTTGGATTGCGGCTTGTCTTTTGATTTTTTCTTCACAACAGATGAAGCTTTTTCAGGGGGGCGCGCACCTTCAGGGGCGCAAGTTCCATCTTTTAAACTATCTGTTGTAGTCTTTGTAGTAATCTTTGTTAATGATTTGTTGTTTTCAACAAGTGGTTGTGCGAAATTTTGCATAAGGGTATGCGAATTTTCACACAAGGGTGTGCAAATTTTTGCAGGGTCTGTGTTCATTTCAGCAAGGTCTTCCTCCTCCTCTTCTTCATCAAGAATGGGGGTATTTTTTTCGAGCAAGGCCATCATCTCATCAACCAGAACATCTATGCGTAAGCGGTAATGGGTGGTCGGATAATTATTTGCCCGTTTGACCTTGGTTTCAACATAGGGCAGGGTTTTGAATTGGTCTACGTCATAACGCGAAGCACCAACCTCTTCAAACCAATCCCGGTTGGATTTATAAACAAAGCGGTCACGGCGCGTGGTACGTTCTGACCAGTAAAGCAGCTGCGATAGCAGCAACGCCAGCGAAGCACTGCCGGTGAGAGATATGAAGATACGCGGCACGGCGATGACGTTGGACTGACCTGAAAAGGATTTGACCAGGTTAAAAACCTGGTCGCGGGTATATAAAGGGGTTGCAGGCGGCATTGAAAATCTCCTTGTGGTTTAGAAATGGCGCATCACGTGCAGGCGCACAGCCGCCAGCTCCTCCAGCGCGATGGGGGACGGCTTGCCAGACTCATCAAATTTCAGCCAGCGGAAGAGGGACTGAACGGCACGCGGGGATGCCCGGAAGGGGTCGCGCACGCTGATGAGGAAGTAGCAGACCTCGGCAAATTCATCCGCATCAGGAATCAAGCGGCGCAGGGCGGCTTCGACCAAGTGCGTGGTGGATTCATCCGCCAGGGGCGATTTGGATGCGACCTCGGCAATGAGGGATTGCAGTTTCAGGGGGTGGTAAGGACGGTTATTTTCCTGTGGTTGGATAGGATTATCGACTACTTCGGGGATGGGCGCCTGGTTTTCATCCGAAACAGGGTCTTCAATATCAATCACGGTGGATTGGTTGGCCTGGTGCCCCATTTCCTCGGAGGTGTAAAGGCCGGACATTTCCTGCGGGAAGGCGCGGCGCAGGGCTAATGCTTCGGCGCATTTAGCAAGCATCAGGGTGGGGAACTTAGCCCACATTGCCCCGGGCTTGCCGTCATACACGGGGCAGTATTCGGACCAGAGCGCGACGGCAACCAAAGGCTCTTTGAAATCTTTGCGCAGCACCCCAACCTTGGCGGCGTAGGGATACTCGGCAGAAGACCAGACATCTTTCCAGTCGGTTCCGGGGGAGCACCAATAGGGACCCACCTGCCCGGCATAATTACCGGAGCGCTCGGCGATCAGGCGCAGGCCGTCGATAGAGACCTGGGTGACCATTTTGCTGGTCTTGGATTTAAGTTTGGGGTCGTAGACCTGGCGCTGAATAGAGTAGATCTGCCGGCTAAACGGGTCGAGCCCGGTGCGCTGGCATTGGTTGATAAATAAGGCAAGTTCGTCGTCAGTGGCGCCATCGGCGATGGTGCGCTTGATGAGGGCGATCTTGTCTGGGCTAAAAGTGTTGGTTGTAAGTGCGTTTTGTGTCATTTTGGTTCCTTTTTGTGTTGTGTTGTTTTTTATTTATAGAACACATATTCTATATAATTAAATATAGCACAATTGTTCTGGTGATGGTAGTGGTTTTTAATGTAATAAGTTACATTTTTAAAAATTCCTTTTTGCACCTAACATAAAACAGCAATATCTTATAGAATATCGTTATGGAAACAAATGTTCTAACCATTGTGCTGGCGATGTTGGGATCGAGCGTTATCACAGCGATCGTTACGGCTGTGGGTCGACGCAAAACAGACCAGGCAGAGATCAACAGCACACTGTTGGAGAATGCGCGCCTGGATATCACCCAGATCAGGCAGGAGAATACAGCCTTGAGAACAAGGATCGACGGATTGGAGAAGCGGATCAACACGCTCAAAACTGACATTGAAGAGAGGGAGATCTTGATCCGCATCGCCGAAAAAGAAAATCTGGAATTAAAGAACAAGGTCGATGGACTGGAGAAGGAGTTGTGCGTCAAGAACCAACAGATCCAGGCTATGGATAAAAGGATCAAGGAATTGGAGGATAAGCTGATAGCTGATAGCTGGTAGGTGGTAGGTGGCCCACACGCCTCTTCGAGGCTGCCCTTAACAGGGGGCTACGCACGGGTGTACCGCATAGCTGATCCCCTTCCCCAACAAGTTGGCGGGGACTGGGTAGGAAAAACAAGAAAGGAAACCCCACGCATCTACCGATGCTGGGGTAAATGGTAAACCATTTATGACAGGAACATCAAACTTAAAACCATATCAGCCAGGGGATGCGCGCATCAACCGCAGGGGGCGACCCAGGAAATTTGATGCGATCGCACAACTGGCTAAAGAGATCGGATATGAACCCGTGGACATTCGCAAGGACGGATTGGCAATGAGCAGGGCTGAGGCGATATTAAGGGACTGGTTCAGCTCAAAGAATTTTCAAAAGCAGCTGGCAGCAATGCAGTATGCGTTTGGAAAGGTGCCGGATAAGATCCAATTGAATGACGAGCGGAGTGTGATCATCGTGGAGTGGGAAGAAGAAGAGACGCTGATTGCACTGGAAGAACTCTACAACAAAGCAAACTTACTTGAAAATGGTGATAATGGAAACACTGGCGGGAATACTGAAGGTGAGCCCCCACCCGGGGCAGCTGCAGGTTCATAAAGGGGCAGAACGTTTCAAGGTGCTGGCAGCCGGCAGGCGCTGGGGGAAAACAAGGCTGGGTGTATATGAGTGCCTGAGCACTGCCATAAAGCACGGCACAGCCTGGTGGGTGGCACCGACCTATAAAATGTCGGAGGTAGGCTGGCGCCCTTTGATGCGGCTGGCAAGGTCCATTCAAGGGGTGGAGGTTTCAAAGGCTGAGCGGACAATTCGCTTCGCAGGCGGCGGGTGGGTTGGCATCCGCTCAGCCGACAACCCCGACACCCTGCGCGGTGAGGGGCTGGATTTTGTTGTGATGGATGAGTGCGCCTATATGAGATGGGAAACCTGGTCCGAGGTGATCCGCCCGGCTTTGTCAGATAAGTTGGGCAAAGCGCTGTTCATATCGACACCAAAAGGGAGGAACTGGTTCTGGGAAATTTACCAGATGGGGGAGTTGGGTGAAAATAACTGGAAAAACTACCACTATACAACTTACGACAACCCCTATATGGAAAAAGAAGAGATCGATGCTGCCAAAAGGGATCTGCCAGATATTGTCTTCAGACAGGAATTCCTGGCAGAGTTTGTGGACGTGTCGGGTATGGTGTTCCGGAATGTGGCGAATTGTGCTGTTTTGAACCCGGCAATCCCGGAAGAAGGGCGAAGCTACTGCGCCGCGGCGGATATTGCCAGCTCGGAGGATTACACGGTCATTTGCGTGCTGGACGCGGAAAGCAGGGAGATGGTCTGGCAGGAAAGATTCAACCGGGTGGATTATCCACTTCTGGAGAACAGGATCAAATCAGTATACGAGCGCTGGCAATTGAAGAGCCTGACCGTGGAAGTGAACGGTGTTGGCCGGGGCGTGGTGGATCATTTGCGGGCGGAGGGTTTGACTATTGTGCCTTTCCTGACCAATAACGCCAGCAAGCAAGCGATCATACAGAACTTACAGCTGGCATTTGAGCGGGATGAGATCAGGATCTTAAATGACCCGATTTTGAAGAACGAACTGCTGAACTTTGAGGAAAAGCGCACCGCTTCGGGGTTGTTTACCTACAGCGCACCCTCCGGGCAGCACGATGACTGCGTGATGGCGCTGGCGATGGCGTGGGACAGCCTGGGGATGCAGGAACGCAGGTTTGAGCCGATGATGATCCTGGCGGAAGACCCAGTGAAGGAGATGGATAGAGAAAGTCAATTAGTCTGATAGTCGTCAGTTGTTAGTCGAAAAAGAAACAAAACGGAGAAGCAAGACAATAAATTTTGCTTCTCCGCCAATCAAAAAAAGTAATATCTAGTGAATTACTATTGGGAGGTAAATGCTATACAATATTCCAGGAGCAACTAGGTCGGGAGGAAGCGGATCATCATCACCATCTGGGTTGTTTAGGAAAACTAAATCTGAAATCATTGGACCCCAGTTGTAACCATCAGTTTGAATTGAAGATTGGGCATTCGGATTTACAAAAGACCAATCAGCACCAGTAGCAAGATCCAACCATTCACCATCATAAAAAGAAATGGGATTCATTGGCAATGAGATAGACACCCCTCTTGCATTGCTGTGATCCCAATAAACATGATCATCGAACTTTTCTCCTGACCAGGCACGATTAAAAATAACAAAATCATCTTCAAGATCAAGTAATGCAGTAGCAGCAATTGATAATTCGGGAAGATTATTGACCAGCAATGAGAAATGGAATATATCAGCAAGTCGGTCCAGAGCACTGATACCATCGGGAAACCTTTCATCAAATCTTTGAACAACGGAGTCGCCTAAATACCACCAAACATCATATTTAGTTTGCAAAGAAGCATTTTTTATTGCTAAAGCAAGATTGTTAGTTGCATTAAACATTTCCTGTAAAAAAGCCATGCTAAGAACTGAAATGGTTGAGGGAGTTTCCTCACTATTGTAGCTTTCAAAATAAGATTCTGCCATGTTAACAGCCAATACTTCGGCTGTTGTATCCTGATCAATTTCACGTAGATAATTATGGTCCATAGGTAACCACACTTGAGATTCGCTTGCAACATAATAATCTGTTAACCCTCGTAATTCCCACATAAATTCTAGGTTGCCTGTAAGACAAGTATGGGAAAAGAGCACATCAACTGATCCAGCAGACATAAGAGCTTGCTGAAGTTCTTTGACAGAAATATCATCCTCTCCCTCCCGATCATCGACTGCTACCCCTGAAAGACCATGGCCATGATCAGCGACAATTAGTGCTTGATTTGATGCAGTAGATTTTGCCTTTGCCCAAACCATAAAGTCTGAAAGCGTTTGATCATCTCCAGAATTTAGGTTACCTTGATGAATATAATCCAGGCCACCATTGGCAGGATAGAATCTATAAGAAGTATTCATTACTGTTGAATCATAGAAAATTGCTAAATCAATATTTGAATTTCTAGTGGGAAAAATATCATTGATCTCTGATTGCAAATGCTCATCAAGATTATTATCGCCAGCCATATAGTACATGAGGAGCCAGGAAGGCATTTCGCAAATAATACCTGTACCTTTCCAAATATATATAGTTTCTTTCCAAGCTAGAAAAACTGGATTGTTTGGCTCACAAAGTAAAGTGTCATTAAAAGTAAAACGAGTTAAAACAAGATTTACTAGACTAAGAGGAATGTCTCCACTTAACTGATTTATCTCAAGAACTAAATATCGTAAATTGGACAAGTTTCCAAATTCTGCTGGGATATTTCCAGTAAGCTGGTTGTCAGATAAATGGATCCCGTATAAGTTTGGAATATTACTAAGTTCAGAAGGAATATTGCCACTAAGCTGATTATATGAAAGTGAAAGCCTAAGCAAACTGACTAAATTACCAAGTTGTGATGGTATGCTGCCAGATAGTTGATTATCACTCAGGTAGAGATGAGTTAAATTAGTAAGATTGCCTAAATCAGATGGAATGCTACCACTTAATAGATTTGAGTACAGATAGAGGCTTTCTAAGTTGGATAAATAACCAATTTCAGACGGAATGGTCCCACTTAACTGGTTCAAACTCAGTTCAAGTTCTGTTAAATTTAAAAGATTACCTATCTGAGGTGGAATAACACCACTTAATTGGTTGTGACTTAGGTTTAGACTGCTTAAGTATGTTAGATTACCTATTTCGGTTGGAATTGTGCCTACCAGATAATTATAAATAAAGCTAATTTGAGAGACATGCATTTCAGAAACAGTTATCCCAAACCAATCATCTACAGTTGTTGTTAGAAGCCAATTTGTGTTATTCCCCCAACCTGCCCCATTGGTGCTGTTGTAAAGGGCTACCAGGGCTTCGCATTCGATCTGGGGGACATCGGTGACTGCAGCGCAGCTAAAGCTCTCAACCTGGGCTTTGGTAAGGGCAAGTTGCTCAGGGGTTGGGGGGATATAGACGCGTTCTACCGCTGGTTTGTGTAAATCTTCTTGAAGATCTATATATTCTCTAGGTTCACTTTGGATAAGGGAAAGTTTGCCTTCATCCAAAATTAGCTCATCAGGTAATTGAATAAGGTTGCAATCATGAATACCTTTTACTTCAAGCGGATCTTTATGTGAATCTAACGGTTGTGGCTCTTCATCTATAGATTCAGATAAAGGAAACGCTTTAATAGGCGAGGTTTGTAACAAGAGGGCGATGATTGCTAGGCAAATAAAAATGTGTAAAACAATATTTTTCATGAATCTCCCTTTTATGGTATTTATCCGAAATTTTTTCTTATTATACATACTATTTGAAACAATAATCGATTTATTTAATAAATTCATACCAAAACACCCTAACATAAAACAAATAAGTTCTCTATAATTAGAACAAAGAATCTACCAAAGCTAATAGCGGGTAGCTCATAGCTAATAGGAAAAGATTGTGAAGATATTAGAGGACATAAAAAACAGATTGCGTATTTGGTTGAGCATCCCGGAGACGGAGAACACCTTCCTGGTAGGCACGACCTCGCTCTACGCCACCGACAGAGATCGGCCGATTTACACCCGCGAGGAGATCCTGGAGCAGTGCCTGGATGCCTGGCGCTATAACCCGCTGGCAAGGCGCATTGTTGAGCTGACCACGCAGTATACGATCGGGACAGGGTTTGAGATCAGTGCCAATGATGAAAGGGTTGAGCAGTTCATCCTTGAATTCTGGAATCACCGCCTGAACGAAATGGACACCAGGCTGGCAGGCTTTTCAGATGAGCTGGCAAGGACAGGAAACCTGTTTCTGCTGATCAGCACGGACCCCAGCGGAATGAGCTATATCCGCGCAGTGCCTGCAGACCAGATGGAAGAAATTCAAACAGCACCTAATGATCCAGACCAAGAGACATTATTCAGACTAAAATCGATGGGGGGCGAGCAAGTAGGGGCATCAAGCCCCACTGCGAGTGCACATTTCACGAGAAATGTGCTCGAGGGGCAGGCATATGAAGCCTACGACCCGAATGATGATGAGCCAGATGAGAACGGCAGCTTCAAGCCGGTGATGGTGCATTATGCCGTGAACCGACCGGTGGGGGCTTTATGGGGAGAGCCGGATCTCTCGCACCTTTTGAAGTGGCTGGGCAGGTACACCGCCTGGTTGGAAGACCGCGTACGCCTGAACCGCTTTCGAAATGCTTTTTTGTACGTGGTGAAGGCAAGCTTTGTGAGCGAAGCCGCCCGCAAGGCAAGGCAGGCAGAGCTGGCAGCCAACCCACCCACCCCGGGCTCGATCCTGGTGACGGATGAGAGCGAAGAGTGGACGGTGATGACCCCCAAGCTGGAGGCACTGGACGCCAACACCGATGGTCTTTCCATCAAGAAGATGATCGCAGCCGGCGCCGGCGTGCCGCTGCACTTTTTAGCCGAGCCAGAGCACTCTACCAAAACAACTGCCGAATCAGCCGGGGAACCAACCTACCGCAAGTTTGAAATGCGCCAGCAAGTTTTGGTGAACATCACCAAGAATCTCTTGCAGATCGTGCTCGGGCGTAGAAGCGAAATTGATCGAAATCTGGATCGCGAAGCCGGGATCGAAGTGCATGCAAGTGATATCAGCGCCAGGGATAACTCTGCGCTCGCCAGCGCCGGAAGCGCAATAAAGGGCACGGCTATGGAGCTATATGAGAAGGGGATGATTGATGCTTCAGAAGTAAAAAGGCTTGTTTATAAATATATAAGCGAAGAGATGCCGGAGGATAAAAAAGTCATTAGTCGTTAGTCGTTAGTCGAAAAGCGAGATTGCTTCGTCCCTCGCAATGACAAAAAAGAAAAGTAAATGAAACCCTACGCCCTTCAATAGACCGCGCAAAACAGCGCCGTTATTGAAGGCCTAGGGCAACTGCGAAGGAGGCAGTTGTGAAAGAAGAAGAGGAAATTAGAGAACAGTTAGGCATAGAAGGAGGTGGTCCATCGGGGTATGAGATCATAACGATCTCGGCTGGGGTTGGGAACGGTTGGGAGTTTTCGGAAGAGGTGCTGCAGGAGAGCCTGGCGCTTTGGGATGGTGTGGAATGTTTTGTGGATCATTCCATGGGATCCAGGTCGATACGGGATATTGCTGGCGTGATCAGCGAACCTAAATGGGATGAGGAAGCCAGGGCGATCAAGGCGCAGTTGAAACCTATAGGACCCAGCGCAGGATTGCTGAAAGAGATCGGCTCACAGCTTACGAAAGAAGAAAACGGAACTACAAAAATCGGGTTTTCTGCGGATCTGGTTTTTACTGGTAAGAATAAGAAGGTGATCAGGATCATGAAGGTGAATTCGGTGGACCTGGTTTACAACCCCGCAAGGGGGGGTCGTTTTTTGCGAAGCCTCAACCAAGATAATGTTACGAAAAGGGAAGGCAATGAGGAAGCAAATATGAGCTCACAGCTGATCCCACACGGACTTCGTCCTGGGGTGCTTCGCGAAGCTGATAGCTCGAAGGAAAAAGATTTTTTAGGAGGTAATTGTATGGATGAGGAAATGAAAGAGGAAATGAATGATGTTTTGTTATCGAATGTGATAACAAATGGAAATGAAACAAAAGCTGAAGGGACCACTGAACCCAAGGAACCAAAGGTTGAGAAGATGGACCTGCAGCAGGTATTGCTTAATCAGCATTTGGAAGCAGTGCGGGCGATCAAGAAAGAATGGAATGATGCAATGCTCGATTTGGGGTTGGAACGCTCGAAGCTGCCGAAGGCAATGCAGGATGTGATCCGGAAGCAATTCAGCCAGAAGGAATTCACAAAAGAACAACTGGACGAAGCCATCGAGGACCAGCGCAAGATCCTATCCCAACTGACCGGCAGCGAGACCGTGCGCAGCGTGGGTCGGGTGGAGGGCATGCTCAACGAGCACGACCGCCTTTCCCTGGCAGTGGAGGATCTGTTCGGGATCGAGCGCGAAGCCAACCCGAATGTGAAAGTGCCCAGGCTGACAGGCATCCGCGAGCTGTACCTGATGCTGACCGGCGACACGGATCTGCACGGGGGCTACTACCCCGAGCGCATGCAGCTGGCGACCACAGCAGATTTTACAGGGTTGGTCAAGAACGCCCTGAACAAGATCGTGGTGCGCACCTGGAGCCAGCTGGGCAAAGCCGGCTACGACTGGTGGAAAGACGTTACCACCCAGGAGCACTTTTCCAGCCTGCATGACGTGACCGGCACTTTGATCGGGACGGTTGGGGACCTGCCCGCGATTGCAGAAGGTGCGGAATACACCGAACTGCCCATCGGCGACAGCCCCGAGACAGCCAGCTTCACCAAATACGGCGGATACATCCCGCTGACGCTGGAGCTGATCGACCGCGACGACGCCAAACGCCTGACCGCCTATGCCCGGCAGCTGGGATCCGCAGGACTGCGCAAGATATCCAAGCTGGTGGCGGAAATTTTCACTGCTAACAGCGGGATCGGACCCAGCATGGCGGACGGGGGTGCGCTTTTCAATGCCACAGCCGTTACGACAGCAGGCGGGCACGCCAACCTGACCACCACTGCTTTGAGCGCAGGACAATGGGACACGGTGAGCATGGCGGTTTACAAACAGCCAATGCTGATCAAGAACGAAGCCGGCTATTACGGCACCGGGCCAGCACTGGCAATCAACCCGAAGTTCATGGTCATCCCGAGAAACCTGGGCAAGACCGCCTGGGAGATCTGTGCAGGGAATTTTGTGCGGGAGCAGGATTACGTTTATGACAACGTGATGAAAGGCACAGCAGTGCCCGTGATCGTGCCGGAGTGGACGGACGCCAACAACTGGGCAGCAGTCTGCGACCCGGTGATTGCCCCA